GTATATTTGTTTTATTTTTAAATGCTTCGAAAAATACATTGATCATACCACTAATATTTTTTCTATCTTCTCCTAATGATCCTTGTAACCAATGTCCAACAAATAAATAACAATATTGTTCATGTATACTATCTAATATTGATAGTGAGTCATCTTTTACTGGTTTAAATACATCAACATTAAAATATTCTGGTATAACTATTATATTTGTTGTTATTACTAAGTTATGTTGTTTTGCTGTATTTTCAAATGTTTCTTTAGTAAAATTAGATGGAACTACAATTACATTCATTTTATTAATAGAATCAATCCATTCTTTAGGTGCTATATCTCCTTCTGTGCCGGCAGTAACTCCTATATTATATTTACCAACTGACTGAAATTCATTTGGCACTGTTATTTGAACCCATATATCTGGTTGTTCTGTTAGTGGTAACGGAACAAATTTACCTTGCCATGCTGTCGGTACTGGATATGTAAATGGAGTATTTCCCCAGGGCATTGAAAGTAATTTAATATCCCATTCTTTTTCTTTTTGTTCTATTATATGACTAATAAATTCACGCGCGTGGTGTCCATAACCTGATTGTGTAGCTACTGGACTTGAAATAACACATTTTCTCATACTATACCCATTTCTTTATATGTTGTTGATTCTACTTTATTTAATGTATACTTTGGTCTTTTCTCTTTGGGGTATGTGAATAGAAAATCAATCATTTCTATCATCTTGTTACCCATTTGCTTCGATGTCAATCCATGAGATAAACAAAACTCTCTGCCAGCTTCTCCACACTCTTCTCGTTCATCTGCTGACATAGTCCACCATTTATATAATGCATCTGCTACATCCTCGTATTGGCATCTATCATCAAAAATATATGGAGTTTTTGGAGATCCTTGCATGGATCGATTCGAAGGAAATACTGGATGAACCCATTTTCCGTGCTTTTTGAAATTTCCTTTATGATTAGTAGAAAACTCTCCTGTAAATCTAAGCCAATTTCCGTCTTTATCCTCAAATCTACATTGATCCTGTAATCCACCAGTAACATTATTAACAATTGGTGTTCCTGATAATAATGCTTCGGTACTACTCAATCCCCAGCCTTCGTTTGAAGCAATGTTTACCACTACGTCTGATACATTATACATTGCGTTTAATTCATTTGATGATAATCTAGATTCAGAAAATAAAATTTTACAGTCTGGAGCAATGCATTTATATACAGTACGTAAATCTGTTCCGTTATTATCAACTGGCTGGGTATGCATTAACAACCCTACTTTATCTTGTTGATCTTTAGGTAATTGCTCTCTAAACTTTTTAAATGATAATATAACATCTCCTGGATTCTTTCTTCTTATATTCCTGTTGTTCCAGAAAACTAAAAATTCAATATCATTTTTAACTTTTATATCATCATATAGTTTTTTATATGTTGCATCTGATTCTGATAATGGTTTATAAATATTATGATTTAATCCATGTGGAACATACCCGGTAACTACTTCATCCCATTCTAATTCTGGAGGTATATTATTATCATTAGAATCAAAGTCATATACACCAAATCCGTTCTGTAACAACACTTCTCGGTGTATATTATCAGATTGTTTCGAAATTCCCATTATTAGGTCACAGCTACCGTAAAATGGGGCATTCCACATTGGATATGGCAGGTCGTCCCAAATTGAATAATAAATTAATGGAATATTAAATGTTGTTTTAATTTCGTGCTCTAATGCATACAACCATTCCCAATATCTAGGATCGGTAAAATGAAATATAGCATCAGGTTGCTCGGCTTGTATTACTGCGAACAATAAATTTCTATTTCCATAACCATCGGATGGTATAATTTTTACATTTGCGTCTTGTACTCCGGTTTCCCTTTGAACATCTGCAGAAACGTCAAACATTTTGCCAGTATCCGGATGTTTGACTGCTGCTCCGATTTGTACCCAATCATACTTGTGTACTGTATTTAAAATAATTTCTTTTGAGATAGTTCCAATTCCAGATGGTAATCTAAAATCGTCTGCTAATAACAGAATTTTCTTTTTCTTCATCAATAACCTTTATAAATAATATAATAACTCTTTATTATAAATATCAACCTAAAATAACAACAGGTTTATTTAGTTTTTTTATTTTATTATATGCAGTTTTCAATTGTGGATTTAATTTATTTTCATTATTCATGATAATCATATAATCACAATTTTCTGCTAACACACGCATTCTATGCAATAATTGAGAAAAATGATATTTTTTACCATAATATGATTCTGGCAATGCTGAGTATAAATTTCTACCCGTATATGAAGGATTATATTCTTCATATGTTAATCCAAACTCTAACGCATATTTACGAACCATATGGTTAGCTCCTTCGTTTCCTCCAGCTCCTACTATTATTACATTATCATATGATAATTTTAGCTTTTGTAATACCTCTTGAAGCTTACGTCGGTTTTGCCATTCATTATTTCCAATTACTGCAATTTTCATTAATCATTTAGTATCTCTTTGTTATCAGTAACTGGTGGTATTGTTTTTTCAATTGTAGAATCCATGTTATCTAGTAATTCGCTATGTCCGATATGCGATATCATACTTTTTAATGAATCTAATTTACCTTGTGCGTCTGCAAATTGGTCTACTAATTTATCCATTTCCTCAACATGTTGTGGATGTTCTCCTATACCAACTGACCATGATAAGTATATGTTTAATTTTGCTACCGATTCTGCTTTGGCTGCGTGGTATTTTGCATAAAGTGCATCTAATAATAATCCGTTCATTATATCCTTTTTTATTTATTATATTAAAAATTATTCACGAATCCTATTTTCTTTAGGACAATTTTCATAATCAGTTTTAAATGGACACCATTTACAATGTTTGGCTCCTTTTCCTGATATTGCTAAGTATTTCTGATCTTTTCTTTTTTCTCCAGAATCAGTGAAACAATGTTCAATAAATGAATCAATACTTCGTTGTATTTTTTTTCTAGTAACAGAGCCTGATGCAGGATTTAATATTTGTATACGCTTTTGCGGAAACATTGATTCTTCTAATAGCTTTCGTTTAACTATAAAAAATTCAATATCTATATTATCAATAGGTGTACCAAATTGATCTGAAAAATATTTTTTATATGCAACCAATTGTGCAGCTTTTAGTTTATCAGCTTTTTGCCATTTATTCCAACCCATTCTGCTAGTTTTAATGTCAATTACTTTAATTTTATTTAATACAGTATCTCTAACTACAATATCAATAAATCCATACCAATATACATTTTCATTAACCAAAGATGCTGGTACCGCTAGTTCAATTTCTATTCCAACAAGTTCCATATTTTTAGTTGAAAAATATTGTGATCTACGTTTTTTAAACCATTCTATAATCTGAATACCATCTTCTAAATGCTCTGCTAATTCAGCTGGGTTAGAAAAGTGTTTTCCATTATTTGCTGCAATACCCTTAGCATATTCAGTTTTCATATGACTTAATAACATATCACGAAGATCTAATTCATTTGCTTGTTTTATAGATTTCGTATACATTACCGTTAAATATTCTTGCAATGTTTCATGAAATGCTGTACCGAAACATGTTGCTATACTATATGTAAATGGAGCTAATTTATCAATATATGAAAGTTTCCACTGGTTTGGACATTTTTCAAACATTGACCACTGCGAATATGATATCTTTGCTGGTACCTTTGATATATCATTTAATGATAATTTGTATACTGGGTTTATATATCCACTTTTCATATTTACGGGTATAATATTAATTCTTCTTTACATTCAATAACAAGATCTTCTTTTATTTCGGAAATTTTATCATAAAAGTTTTCTAATGCTTCATCATGATCATCTGTACAATCAAATGCATCTGCGTCTGGCCAATCTGGTATATTATCTTCTTCCACAAAAAATTCAGAACCTACTTGATTTGCATACCCACCTGATACATGACAATATGCCTCATCTTCACTTGTAGCCTCCATTTCGAATTCACCAAACTCTGTAAAATATTCTGCTAATCGATGAAATAGGTCTACTGGAGGATACCATGCTGAATCAAATGTCAAATCAATAATTTCATTATCTACTTGCCAATCGTGAACAAAACACCATTTAGCTCCTATATTATCAGTCATCCATTCTCTTGTTAAATTATCTTTAGGATAATCACTATATAACAAACTATATAAGTTATCAGCTAATATGCTACTTTTCTGATGCCAATCTGCATCTTCGACGGCTGGGGTAAATAGTTTAGATACAAATTCTTTTATAACTTTTTCTGATGATTCTATACTTATAACAGTATATACGTTATTTGCCATATTATTTTTATTATATTATAAGAAATTATTCGGATTGATCCAAATGTTCAGACAGATAAATATTTATTAAATCTTTTGTTTTGTTTAAATCTTGTTCAAAGGTTCCTTTATGTCGACATCTCACAACTCGCTTTAGTATATCAAATTCATATGAATTTAGTTTCCATTCTTCAGCAAACTTATATAAACTAGATTTACCAACATAATGGTATTGAGTATTAACAGACTCTGTATTAGTTGATTCATATTCTATATCAGGTGTTCGTATTGGGTTTATTTTAGACATCTTTCTTTCCTTTTAACATTTTTTTAATTTCTTTTTCGGTATAACCATATAATGATAACAAAGAGCTGCAACTATCTTTTGACATTAATTCAATATAATCAATGGCTTCGGTTTTACTTATTAGGTAGTGGTCTGCAATTTGTGAAACTAATTCTTTTTCATACTTATCTTCTTTCTTTCCTTTAATGTACTTAGCAAATGACTTTTGTGCAGGTAAAAATCCATGATAGAGTCGATATGTATCTTTAGGTGATAATATACCTATTGTATATTTTTGTAACTGATTAATTATATCAATTAGTTCCATTCTCATTGATAACCAACGATTTATTATGAAAGGAGAGAACTTTTTTTGATCTGTTTCAGTGTAATCAGACCATTCTTTCTTTTCATGTGTCATTCCGTTAATAAAATCGAAAATAGTTGCAGGCTTCTTTGTCATAATTTATATTTTTCTTTATATCTATCGATAAATATTTCACCGATAGCTAATTCCAATACTACTGCTTTTTCTGGCACTCCTGGTAGTTTCTTTCCGTTAACTTCGTCAATATTTTTATTTTTAAATACTTTCATTTTCACTTTAGCATTTTTTCTATTAGATGTTTTAAATACTAATACTACCGGCGCTTTTATATAAGGTGCTCCCATACGTGTTCTTATTTTGCTATAGGCTGAAATTCTTCTGGAACTGCGCCACAATCATCGCATCTGAATACAGGTATGGGAATAATCGTGTCTTTATCTCCGCCTGTTAAAAATTTAGATACTTTATTAATAGCCATTACTTGTTTAAAATACATACCTCCACATTCAGTACATACCATTGGTTTCATATCATCTTGTTTGATATTTAAATTCATCTTTTCCATATTATAACTCATTCATTAGTTTTACAAACATTGCCATGGCATTAATTTCTTTATCTACAACACTTGTATCTGTGTATTGTGATTCTGCGATAATTAATATACACGATGCTATATTACCTATAGCAAATTCATCTAAATTCTCATATAAAAATGTATATAATGGGGTAAAATCTTTAACTTTACTATCTGCAATAATTTGTCGTATTTGTTTAAACGATTCTTTTTTATCTTTAATATTTTTTAAAATATTTAATAGTTCTGTCATATAATTAGCTTGTACAACACTATTTTTGTCTAATACTAGCTTTCCTTTAACTACATGACTCTGTGCACTATTTATTGCTCTTCGTATATCTGGGTATGAAGAATTGATAATAGCCGCAATATCTTTTATATCATATTCTATCTGCTTTTCTTCTAATACCGTTACTAATCGTTGAGCAACATCAGTTTTACCTGGTGGTGTTATACCAAATGTCTGACATCTAGATTGTATTGGATCTATTATCTTTTCAACATAATTACATGTTAATATAAATCTAGTAGTTTTACTATATGTTTCCATTAAATTTCTTAATGCAGCTTGTGCATTAGGAGTTAGATAGTCAGCTTCATCTAATATAACAATTTTCCACCTTTTAAATCCTACTGTAGATGCATATCTTTTTATTTTATCCCGTACTGCATCTACTGAGTTTTCATCTGACGCATTTATATACATTAAATCTGCATCTACATTATTAGCAATAATCTTAGCTAACGTAGTTTTACCTGTTCCTGCTCCTCCATAAAACAATAAATGTGGAACATCGCCATTTTCAATGAATATCTTAACTTTATCAATAATATGCTCATTACCAATATATCCGTCTAATGTATCGGGCCGAAACGATTCTACCCAAAGTGTATTTTCTGTTACTCCAAACATAATTTATTTTTTACCCGTTGATCCAAACCCACCAGAACCTCTAGTTGTATCAGACAATGCCAATACCGATCCCCATTTTATTTGTTCAACTTTATTTAATACTAATTGACCTATTCTTTCTCCCCGTTTCAAGAATATTTGTTCGCTCCCATGATTAATTAAAATCACCCCAATTTCGCCTCGATAATCTGCATCTATAGTCCCAGGAGAATTCAAAACAGTTAATCCATGCTTAAATGCTAATCCGCTTCTAGGTCTCACTTGTATTTCATACCCAACAGGTATTTCCACAAATAATCCAGTTTTAATTAACATTTTATGGCCAGGATTAATAGTTGCATCATGGTCTGATCTAACATCGCACCCGGCGCTTCCTTGTGTTTCATAACTAGGAAGCTCATTATCCGATTTATTTATTACTCGTACTTCCATAATTAATTTTGTAATTGAACTAACCAATAATTTGAATCAAAGTCAGCACCACTAAAATCTATTCTAGCTAGTCCGTCCGAAGAAACATGCATTACCCCTTTATCGCCTTTATTCGCAGTTAATACTTCTTTTAGTTTGTCTGCGGAAAAACAAATTGGTTCCATAGCTTCTTTACCACCATCTAAATCAAATGTTACGTTGTCTGCGTTAATAGTTGTGTAATTGATAATAAATTTAATTTTACCATTTTGAACTTGCACTGCAAAATTCTTTGCATCCGGTAAAGCATTTTTTGCTTTAATGAATTTATTAACAAAATTGTCATCAATATCCAATGTAACGTTATAATCGGGTTCTGCGTTAATAGCTGGTACCGCCGGTATAACAGATGTATCTGCTAACATGAATGTCATAGTGGTACTACCCTCTTTGATCTTCATTGCATAGTTTTT